ACCGCCGTGTAAATAGGCAACAGAATCTCGGCAATGCTAAAACACGACTCCACGCCCCCACGCTTGAACAGCCATGCCTTGAAATCCTCAGGATTCGTGGTTGTACTGAAGGTGGCTAACATTGTCAGATTCTTCGTGACTCCAATGCTGGCACCTCCAGGTGTCTCAGATGTACAGAAATAGCCGAACTGACTTGTATGAAGTTGACGAGGGGCGGTGAGTTTCTTGCCTGTATCGAACTCGAGAACTACGCGCCGAGTGTGACTGACGAAATCGAGATAACTCAGACGCGACATGGCCTGAATTGCACCGGCCTTCTCTTCACCTAGACCTGTACCCCACTTTCCCTTGAACGCCTTCTTTACCTCTTCAGATAGGTGGTTCACAAGGAAAATCTCATTACGACCGCTCTCCTCAAAAAGATTCTCGAACTTTTTTCCTGAAAAAGTGCCCTTATTATACTCATATTTATTGGCGATTGCAAGAAGCATCGCTTGCGACCAGTTGATATAGACACTCTGAAACATCTGCTGAATCATGAAGCCGTTTGTCAAGCAGCGCTGATTTCGGATATCATCACGATCCATGTCCTTGTCAATACCGACAATGCGACGTAGAATCTTTCGCACACACTCTGCAAGGAAGAAGATACGTGCACCTCCAGAGCGCACAGTTCCATTCTCTCCAGTCTCTACATTTGCATCTGTGTGAATGAATACTTGATTGTAGAGAATATCAATTACATGCTCCTCACTGAAGCCCTTCGTAAGTGTCTTAATATACTGGATTGCAGTGTAGGTGTCGAGAAATGGTACGGCCTCACGGATCGACGGGAGTAGCAGCGGCTCTAGAAGTTTCGTCTCATCGGAGTTTTCATCCGGTAGAATTAGACGAGTAATATCACGATCTGAGATAATACCGAAAGCACGGAACAATGCATAGAGAGGAACTGGCTTTCGCACAAAGGGAATTCCTACTTGAATTGATTCTGTCGTGCGAACAACGGCGAAGGTAACGCGCTTGACAAGACGAGTCTTCTCTGAGAGGCATCGGATTTTAGCAAAAAACTTAATTTTGGGGTTGGCCTTATCCTCATGAATATCAAGTGTGTTGAATGCAGGATTTTGAATGGTTACAAGCACCTTTTCCGCACCTTCTACGATAAAGTAGCCGCCCTGGTCGTACATACATTCACCTGCTTCCCGTAGAAAATCGGCAGACTGTCCGCTTAATAGACAATATTTACTATGCAGTAAAATCGGCATTTGGAAGAGATTCCAATCAGGAATCTGAATTGTTTGTTCAAGTTGGTCCTCAGAAATCTCTTTATTTGATGGTCCATTTGGATTGTATGTGATACGAACAGTTATATCTGCAGTGATCTGTGACTGGTAGGTCAAATTACGAAGACGCGCTTCATTCGGAAAGAGTGCACGAATCTCCTTGCCATTCTGGAGTGCAACGGTGGGTGTTCCAATTTTTAACGCAGTTCCATTGACTCCTCCGATATAGATTTCAACCTTGTATTCATATGTGGGCTTTTCACCTATCTTTCGTTTCTTATCGGGATCAATTTGACTTTTGTACAAAATGAACGGATTATTCGCACGAATAATTCGAGGAAGATCAGCCTGAATAAACTGCTCGTACGACTGGATATGATGACGACTTAAGTAGTCAGGCATTGTCCGAAAATAACGGTCCAATAGATGGCGAGCCAGTTTCTTTGCTTCTTCTGTTTGGCGACTCATTCAAGAACCCTAATCGCTGATGAGGTTTCTTGATTGGTAAACACGCGTGAATTTATAAGGGGCCCTTTGTCAGTTGAGTCGGCAGATTCTGACTGACAAGTACAGGCGATGATGTTAGTGCAGCAGGATCATAGGCCTTTGTTGTAAATACTGTATTCTGCGCATACGGAGTCGCTACATCAACGCCCTTTGCTCCCATTACAGCAATACTACCTGTTGTAGGTGGTGAGGCATTCTGGAAGGGGCGATTTCCAAAGACTTCGAGCGCTGACTGCACATTCTGCAGTGTCTGTGTCATAGGATTGCTTCCACCTGCCTGTTTACGGTTGCGGCGCGTCTTATTGCGACGACCACCTCCAACCTTATTCGAACCAATGTCAACCGGAACATTGGGTGTGATGTCAACCTTACCACACTGAGCCGAAACAGAGTCTTCAGGATAGGGCAGCATTCCATCCGAAAGATAAGCAGGGAAACTTCCATAGGGGCCCGTGACACCCTGCCGAGTCATGTAGTCAAGCGGGGCACCTGCTAGAGCCGCTGCGCCACCCGCTTGCTTATGTTTCTTCGTGACACGGGGTGTCGCTGTGTGCTTCAGGCTCAAATAGGCCTCAGCAGCCTTTGTATCCACGGTGCGTCTGAAGACCTTCTTCCACTCGGCTTGAAATGCCGGAACCAGTTTTTTCACACCCTCCTTGTGAACACGGCTCTCAATCCAGGCATCAATATGGTCAAACGCTTTCCGAAGATGAGGTATCGTCATCGGCTTTGGACCTTTAGATTTACGGGTAGTTCCCTTAACCATTCTCTACTTAGACTTGGGAAAAGCGGATGTTCTTAGCAGCATTATTGCCTCCGAGACCAACCGCCTTTAATGCATTATTCGCTGCATTTGTTACAGCATTCTTTACACCTGCAACTGTGGGGGCCTGATTCGCTACGCGCTCAACTGCCGCATTCATTGCTACAAGAGGAGCAGCGGCCTGTGCAGTTGTGCTTGTTCCGATAAAATTGATACTAAAAAAGATGAGAAAGAGTACAAGTCCTCCTAAGAGAAGATACGGTGCATACTCGACAAGGGGCAACTGCCATGTACTTTGACGGTACTCTGTATAAAAGAAGTTGTAGTGCTGGTAGGCAGCAATAATAACAAAAACTAAGGCGAGTGAGCCCAGAATGACAGATGATAGACGAGGCAGCACAAACATCACAATTGCGGCTGCTATGACAAGTGCCAGGATTGAAGGAATGAATAGTTCCATGTGAACTCTCTTTACTCATCTGATTAGATTTTGTCCATAAGGTCCCGATGAGTAAGAAAGTGCTTACGACAGCAAGAACGAGTTACCCCCAGGGCTGTAAGCGCTTCTCCTTCCGGAGTCTTGAGCAACGTGTTTCCATCAATCGGCACTTGCTGAACACTCTCTTTTGTTTCAGTCGCCTTCACTGCATCCTGGTACCTTCGCCACTTGTCTGCAATGAGTTTGCCGCAATTCATACACCGAATCGGAATAATCATTCTCTCTACCTTGAAACTTGAGGATTCCTTAACTCAAATTTTAAGGCTTGCGGGAAATCAGGAAACTTACATTCACTTCTGCCTACAGAAATGTCCTCTGTTACAACTGCCAGTGGCTTGAACTTCCAGGGTAATCCTCTTGGTGCCAAGGTGCGCACGCTCGAGACGCAAATGGTCGAACTTCGAAATGAACTCGACACGCTTCGCAAGGTGGTGGCCTCTGGTGCTGGCGCCTCAAGTTCCCCGGGACAGGCGGGTCCTCCTGGCCCTGTTGGCCCTCCTGGTCCTGCTGGTCCCGCGGGCCCGGCCGGGCCTCCTGGCCCTAAGGGTGACCAGGGTCCGATGACCTATATTGCTCTTCCTGCTGGCGCGAGTGTTCCTACACCCTCATCTGCACCTGCCCCCTCTTCATAAATCAGCACCCTTCTTTCTGAAATTTTTGAGGGAAGTCTCTGAAATAACAATCTCGTGATCCTGTTCCAACATAAACGCAATACGCTTCAAAGGATGATTTGGATTCTTTTGCAACGTACTGAGAATCACTTCACGCTGTTCATCTGACCACTTACTTGTTGTGGTACTCGCTGTAACAACCGATTCTGTATCAGAAATTCTCTTCAGTCCAGCACTTGTCTGTTGAAGTGGCTGGATATCAAGTTGCCCTGCATGATGCTTATCGTGACATGTTGAGCAGACAACTACCAAGTTTTGTAGTGCATCGCGCTTTGAACCATCTGTAAAGAGTTTGCCCTGTGCTTCCATACGAGGCCGGATATGATGAACCTCCAGGTCACGTACAATCGGATTTTGACAGAGTTCACAGACTCGTCGATGCACCTGACTATTCCACTGTGAACCCGTCGTCTCCTCCTCTTTCGCTGTACCTGTAAGTTGACGACGAATCTTTTGTGCAGCCTCCAGGAAATCAGTCGGCAGATGCAGTGCCCGAGCCACTTCAATTCCGTAGAGACTTGAGCCTGAACCCTTATGAAGACTTCGGTCATAGACAAGAATATCACGAACTGCGTCGTATTTTACCTTGAGGTGCCAGACTCCGAGTTTTGGTTGACTGGCAACACAATCAAGATCCATGAGTCCATGAAGATGAGTCGCAAAGACAAATCGAGCCCCCTTGCCTAAGAGTGTTTGAATGCCTGAGGCGACCAAAGCGGTTGCGGACACGGACTCGGTTCCACTACAGAGTTCATCACCGAGAACTAGACTAAACGGATCTGCGCGCATAAGAATATCACGGAGTTCAGACATCTCCACTGCGAAACTGGAGAGACCTGCCCAGAGATTATCTTGATTGAGAATTCTTGTAAGAATGGAGCGAAAGGGTCGGATGACCATTTTAGTGGCTGGTACATAGGAACCGCATTGTGCAAGAATAACAGCAATACCAAGCGCCTTCATGAGCGATGACTTTCCACTTGCGTTCATTCCGTAGACCAGCCATCCCGCACTCGCTTCTGCAGTGCCCAAAGTTACCGTATGCTGTACATACGCCTGACGCTGGCATGCTGTTTCAATGAGTGGATGGCGAAGTCCCTCCACATGAACGGATGCGAAGGCTTCCGCTTCCAGGAAACTCGGCTTCTGAAATCCGTACTCCTGAGATACCTTGGCAATACAGAGACTCATATCAATCTCTGAAATCCAAGTCTCGAGAAAATTCCAGAGAAGGGTTCCAGTCTCCTCGATCAGTGTATTACAGAGTGGAGGCAGTTCTTCGCGAGCCGCCGCTGCAAGTTGCCCCCTGAGTCCGAGAACTTTTCCATGAACCCCCTCCAGATAGGCACACTCAATTGTGCCCTGTGTCGTTTTCCGAATATTCACCTCCATATCTGGAAATGGACAGGCGCCCGTGGCGGCCCTCGGATCAATTGTCAAAGCGCCCTTCTTAAGACGTGCTGAGACGGCCACCTGTTTTTCAGAGGCTTCCAGTGCGCTCGGTTTCTGACTCGCGATTTTCTTTAGAAGTGTGAGGGTTGTCTTGGTTCCCGTAATACTATAGACCTGTGTATCACGACCTGACTCTACACGTAATGCATCCACAGGAAGACCAGCCCAGACAGCAAGTTCTTCTGCGCGTCGCTTCACATCTGCACGAATGGCCGCGAGTTGCTGCTCCACCGCCGCCGTTTTCGGAGCATGCTGGTCCTTGAAGAAACAGAGATCATCTGGAGTATCGGCTGCCTGTCTCGCCTTTGGAATATCAAAGAGTTCCTGAAACAGGTCGAACATCTCAAGAAATGCGGCGAGATTATCGGGTGAAAGTTCAAAGAGTGTTCCTTGAAACAGAACGGCCAGATCTTTCATGCGTGTATAGGTTTCATGAAGTGCAAGAATCTCCTCCGAAGTGACCGTATAATTCTGAATCTTACGATGAATGCGAGGAAAATCGTAGATTTGGCGAAGATAGCGTTCAAGTTTGGCGATTTCAGAAAACTCTGTCATAAACTCAATTTTGTTCAGTCTGTCTTCCAGAATCGCAATATCTGAAATAGGTGTCAAGAGACGGTCACGTAATTGGCGACGCCCTGGAGGCGTCAATGTCTTTTGAAAGAGACCGAGGACAGAATCATCTGTACGCATCGATGTACAGTTCAATTGAGTCAGCGCATTGTTTCCAAGATGAACACGCCCCCTCGGTGTCCACGGTTCAAATGCTTGAAGATTTTCCAAGGAGGAAGGGAGATGATCTTCAATAAATCGAAGTAAGGAGATAAGTGCCCGTTCCGTGTACGGTGTTTCTGAAATCCGTAGATAATCACGAATGGGCAGCATCGTTTCAGGAGAAAAGAGCCGCGTTAGAAAGTCTTCACGAACAAGAGATGTTTCAAATCCACCCTGGTCGCTCGGATTTGCTGAACGAGAATGTAGAAGTGCAGTTGTTCCACCGAATCGTGAGCGAAGTACGGCTTCAGAGGGACGCGACATGGCATCTCCGCGCCACAGAACAATAAGTTCGCGAGGATTCTGAACCTGAATTGCATGGACAAGAAGATCTGTTGACCAAACATCGGCTGTGCCTGATGCGAGTCCCTGGAAACCACTTGTATGTCCTGTAGTCAAGTCAAAAAAGGCGACTCCATAGGCGGGTGCCTCGCCTTTCTGCCAGTTCCGCTCCTCGAGCCAGATAGCGGCGACATAGGGTGCATCAAGCCCAACGGCCTCTGTATGAGTTCCTGGAGAGAGAATACGAGCCACAGGGCGTTCTGTCACTTTACCAGATGTATTTTTGAGTTGGTCGCAGACAATAACCGTCCAATTATTCTTTGTAAGGACGGAGGCAAACTTATGGAGGCTCTGTTCAGGAACACCTGCGAAAATCGTATCCTCTTTAGAGCCATCCGTGGCCTTGCGAAGACTCACTTGAATATTCAGAACTTCAACTGCACGCTTCATAGATGTCTTGCCCTCACCCGAGACAGGATCTATGGAATCATACATTTCATAGAACTTGCCAACCATAAGGAAGACGCAAGTATTCGGACCATACTGGTCTGAATAGTGTTTGTAGAGTTTCAGATACTCTTTTTGCATGGACGCCATTCTACTATGTAGACGCGCCTCAGTTTAAAGTGCCTATTTCTTAGACTATGAGATGAAAGTAAAGGTAATTCAGGCCGATACACGTCCTAATCAGATTTTTGTTGAGTCACGAGATCTGAAGTTTGAACCCGTTCATGAAATCAATATGAATGCAATCATTGCTGTAAATAATGGATCACTATGGCATAATTCAGATTATAAGGGCTTGACAATTATGATTAACATGTTTAAGTGCAGGGTACTTGGTTATGAGTATGAAATGACAACAGATTCAGATGAAAATTTTCCAGGATATCCAGATAAACCAAACTGTTATATTAAAATAAAAGCGCTTATTAATCTATTTAATAGCTCGTCTGCTGATTACTTTATTTTTATTGACCAAGATGCCTGGATTCGCGATGAGGTGCGGTTTCAAGCCTTTTTAAAGGAGTTCAAAGAATCATCTGCACTGATTGCAATGCCACGGGATGTAAGTGGACCGAATGATAGTTTTTTTAATTCTGGATTTATTGCAATTAAAAATACACCTGAAGCGAAGGAGATTCTTACGGATATCTATTTTTCACCCGATTATAAGGAATTTTACGGACGAAAGAGAAATGAACAGGGAGCACTTTCAGCACGTTATCTAAAAACCCCTCAGCAATTTATGGTTCTTCCTCTTGGAGAGTTTAATACACCGTGTGGACGTATTGTTCGCCATGCATGGATTGCACACATTCGTGATCAATTAGTTGTAGAAGAAGTGATTGCTTCTTTTACAAAAATTGTAACATCATTTGCTGGCGAATCTGGATTTAAATTTGGAGAAAAGACACAATTTTATAAATAATTAAAGTGCCTTGTTCTTCAGAGTTTGGTAGTCTGCGTAGATTTGACGGAGAATGGACTCAGGAGCCTTTGACTCGGGCTTTATGAGTTTTGCAGCCACGAGAATTTTCTTGATCTCCTCAATTGAATGACTGCGCGCCTCCTTCTGAATCTTCTTGTGACGTGTAATACGTTTTCCGAGGCCTGTAAGACTTACGCGAATCTTCTTGGCCTTCCGTGTCTTTGATTTGGAGGCGACAAGTTTAGCGGCTGTTTTCCTGGGTGGCTCAAGGACGACTTTCGTCTTGGCTCCACCACGAATTGTTGGCGGAATATTGTTCTGCTGCGGAGGAGGAATCGCGGCGGCCGCAGGCGCAGGTGCAGGTGCAGGGGCTGCTGCAGGTGCAGGTGCTGGTGCAATGACGACAGGAGGGACATTGGCGACAGGAGGGATATTATTGCCCTCTGACCCACCCTGTTGCTTCCGCGATGTGCGCCGCTTCTTTCCTACACTCGGACCGAGCCCCTGCTCAGTCACTGCACCCCCTGTAATAAAGATTTTTTTGGTATCTGACATACTCGTGTCCCAACTACTAAGGGCGCATAAATTTGAAGGTGCTAAATCGCCAATAAAGTCGTACAAAATGCTCACGACAAAGGATTACAAGAAGTTTCAAGTTCTTGATTCCTCGAGAACTGTGCTTCATGAGTTCGAAGGTGCCGTACTTGCACACAAGGCTCTGCCGGGTGATTCTGTGCGCGTAGCAAGTCCAGGCGTCGAGCTTGTGGAGAGAGGAGAGAAGCGAATTCTTGTAGGTGTTCTCTGTCTCACAAGTAAATATATGTACGGAATGACAGGGCACGGTGTTCCCATTTATCTCTGTGAGACGATGAATAAGGGATGGCCGTCCTTTCGAGTTGCATGTAAGGAAAAGGATCGCAGTCAGAATCTCTTGATCACATTTCAGTTTGACTCATGGGATGATGCTGAACTTCCACGCGGAGGCCTTGTAGAGGTTCTGGGTCCCGTAGAAGATCCTGCTGCAGAGGCACTTGCACTTGCAATGATTGCATCTCCGCGCTCAGCACCTCGTCCTGTAACTCTTCCTCTTATCACGGACTTCAAGCGAAACAAACTCAGCACAGGAACCTTTAACATTGACCCGCCAGGCTGTAAGGATATTGATGATGTCATCACTCTTGAGAAGGTTGATGACAAGATCTGGAAGATTTCAGTGACCATTGCGGATGTATCAGAGATGGTAAGTGTTCACTCACCTCAATGGAAAGCAGCGCTCGCAACAGGAGCAACAGTCTATCAGGATGGCACTGTTGTGCGACCTATGCTTCATCGGCATCTATCTGAAGAGATCTGTTCACTGCTTCCTGGAAAGATGCGCTATGGTGTTGCACTGATGGCCTTTTGGGAGAAGGGGCAATTGTCCGCGCCATTCTTTCGGAAAGTACTTGTGACAAATCAGGAATCATACACTTATGATAGCATCTACAAGAGTAAGACCGTACCCCTTGATATCCTGAAGGTAATTTGTTCAGAGATTGCTGGACGACCCATTACGGATTCACATGAATGGGTTGAGACACTAATGCTCTGGTACAATCGCAATGCCGCTGCAATTCTTCGAGAACTCGGTGCTGGTCTTCTTCGAAGGCACGATAAGCCGTTTGAGGAGCGACTGGCGCAGGTAAATGCCATATCGCCTGACCTACAGTTTCTGGCCTATCGCGCCGCAGAATACTGTGGAGCGGATACCGAAGATATCAAGCATCATGGACTGGGTATGAATGTCTATTGCCACGCTTCTTCACCGATTCGCCGTTTTGCGGATCTTCTCAACCAGGTGATCATCAAGCGATGGATTGATGGTGAGCGGGTAGCCGTTCGCGAAGATTTTGAAGGCCTTGCGGCCGATCTCAATCGGCGACAGAAGGAGATTGCCGCACATGACAGGCATTATGCTCTTCTTACAGCAATCCACGGTGCAGTTCGTCTTGAGATTACAGGAAAAGTGCTTTGGAGGGAAGGTGCCAAGGCGGTTACCTGGATTGATGAATGGAAGACTATTGTGCGAATCAAGACGACACATGCGCCAGGTGAAAAGATTACACTGCGCTACTTCTGTGACCGACGAAAGGCACAATGGAAGGAGCGAATTATCTATGAGGTCATCAACACAACTGAAAATACGTCCGTAGGGGCACATATCTAACGCCAAAAATAAACTGCTCTACAATCTCCTTGAGTTCATCTGTATCTTTTATTTCTGGAAGTAAGTGCTTTGGGATTTTTTTGTTATTTTCTATAGTCCATTTGATGATCATCTGATAGATATCTGAATAGGATGCACCTGTATTCCATGCATCAAAAATAGACACAAGTTGGCTACGAACTCTATCCATAGTTCTATTTAGTATACATCTCCTTGCATTCATCTTTTGTATTGATGCCTTGTTCAACACAGAGTTCAAACTCTGATTTTTTTGGAGGTGTTGTTGAGCCAAAAAGAGAGCGCATGGCCATATGTGCAAGTTCTGAACCGGCTCCAAAGGCCATTCCCTCTTTTAGAGTCGTAAATAAATGGGTCGGCGGCGACTGATGCCAGAGTTTAGGAGGTGGTAATAGTTGAGGCACAGGCACTGGAGAACGAGGAGTTTGAAAGGTTTGGTTCTTCTGTCTCGGCATTCTATACTTAGATTTTAGATTTAGAGTCTTAGATAGAGACTATCGCTCGTAGCAATTGTTCTCTTGAGTGACTGTTCAATACCGTGGAGTTTGTCTAGCATTGGAACATCCTTCTTAAAGGTCGCAAGTGCGGTCCACTCCTCCACAAGGCTGACACACTTATTGATTGATCGCAACAGATTTCCTTCAAAGAGGTCGTACTCCGCACAGAGAACGGAGGCCTCCTCACCGAGACTCCATCGGTACATCGGTTCAATCCAGGTTGTACTCAGATTCCAATAGGAATCAGGAGACTGAATCTCAAAGGGCCGCTCGGCCTCCATGAAGTCCTGTGCTGTAGTACCAAGTCCATAGAGAATCTCTTTGACCTTTTTGGGTATTGAGAGTGTTGAAAGTGCCGGTTGCGTGTCCTTCTTATCCTCTCCCATGAAACAGGCGAGCGCGGCAATAATCTCCTCTGGCTCCAGGTCAGCACAATAACCTGATAGGTAGAGTTCAGTCATCAGAATCGGGTGACCCTCATTAATTTCCGTGGCAAGAATGCCACGCTCTGTCAAGGAGTCCTTGGTCAAGGGACCTTCTGTAAGAAAGCGGCGGGAAGTCAAGAATGCAATAATTGGCTCAACGGATTCCTTGTGGGACTCAAGTGAATGAATATATTGCTTTTGAGACTGAATATCGGCAATGGTTCTTCTGTAGATAGGGTACGCCTTTGCAAGAACATCCCACCTTGCACCTGAATGATCCTGTTTCCATGCCTCAAGTGCACGCTGTGCCGCCTTCTTCTTTGCATTCTGTGCATGGGCAAGCACTTGCTCAATTGCTTCGCGTTCTCCAAATGCATGGATATCATCAGGGGTTAGAAGAGTCTTGGAAAGACTCTCCTCAAGTGCAGCCACTTCGCGCTTGGCAACCACAAGTTCCTCTTGGCGCTGCATAAACCAGTACGACTTCTCCATAAGTGAGAGCCAAGTTGTCGCATTGGACTGAAGTGACTTGAGCAAGAATTCATAGTGAAACTGCATCTTGCTGGAGATTTGTGCCTGGCCACCCGTCAGAATACTCCGCATGGTTGCTGCGGAGACAGGGTCTCGCTCAGGCAGATAAATCACTGTACCTACAGGATCCAAGCCACGTCTGCCTGCACGACCTGCCATCTGAATGTATTCATCTGTACGCAGAGGACGGAGTCCCATCGACTCGTCGCTGTACTTCTCAAGTCCGAAGAAGAGAACTGTCTTTGTAGGCATATTGAGACCAACCGCAAAGGTCTCCGTGGCAAAGAGCATTTTGATAAATCCGCGAGTGAAGAGAATCTCAATGATCTCCTTCAGTACTGGAAGTAGGCCACTGTGATGGTAGGCGATACCACGGAGGGCGAGTGCCTTCAGTTTGTGTGCCTGCGGTAGTGTCTCAAGAGAGTCCTTGTAGGCATGAAGATGAAAGTCCCAGATATGATTGATTTTTGCTGCCTCAGAGGAATCGACTAGAGTCGCTTGGACCTTATCTGCATACCGCTCGCAACCGGCCCTGCTAAACACAAAGGAGAGCGCAGGAAGCAGTTTCTCACGCTCAAGTTTATCAATAGTCTCATTCATCTGATGAACAAAGGAGGTGGGCCGTGTCTTACCCTCAACAGGACCTTCGTAGCCAGCACGGCGCTGCTCCTTGACCTTGCGCTGAAAGTCTTCATGGTCCTTGATGCCCTTCTCACGCCACTCGAGCCAACGACGATAGACATCATCATGGTAGATATTTTTATTATCCATGAGTGTATGGAATTGCTCTCCAAGAAGAATTCCGTGAGTGAGCGGAACAATTCGGTAGAGAGTTGAAATTAGGGCGCATGGGATCTGCTTCAGTTCACCCAGCCAGGAGGCGAAGAGTTCAGGGCGGCTGATAGTCGCTGAAAGGAGAACAAGTTGGACTGCAGGTGGCAGAAGAATCATTGTCTCCTCCCAGACACGTCCGCGGTCGCGGTCATTAATGTAGTGAACCTCATCAAAGACGACGGCTTGGAGATTCTTGAGTGACAGGGCTGCGGTAAGGCCAAGATGCTCTGTGCTTGTACCTTGCTTGTAGAGAAGATTTCTGAGAATCTCTGTAGTCATGACAATAATCTGTGCGTCAGGATTGAACTTGATGTCGCCAGTCATGATGCCTACACGTTCCTGTCCAAACATCTTCTTCAGGTCATTGAACTTCTGATTGCTCAGGGATTTGATAGGAGTTGTATAGAAGACACGACCACCCTTGGAAACTGTATAATGAATGAGATACTCACCTACAAGTGTCTTGCCTGAACCCGTCTTCGCAGTCACAAGAACATTCTGACCCTCGTGAATTGCCGCAATTGCGTGCTGCTGAAAGGGATCTAGAGGAAAGGTATACTCTGTAGCGAGAGGCGATGGCATCGTCGTACAGGGCGTAGAAGGATTAATTGTCCTAAGAAATTGGCTCATTTTGTTAATTCGTATTGTACCTTTTAGTAGGTCATTAGTTCGCTTCAAATTTACTTAAACGGCTGACGGAATACTATGTAGATGGCCGTCGTAACTCTTGCAACTGGAATAAAGGCGCAGCAAGAGTGTATGCTTTTATTGTTTACACTTGAACAGTACACGCGGCCTTTGCCGATTGTCTATATTTTTACAGATTCTGAAACAGCGGCAGGCCTGAAGACAAAAGCACATTATAAGGGTGAACTTCGAATCCGTGAAACAATGAATGCATACACAGGACTCGACCGTAAGAAGATGGAGAATATGCCTGGAGTTCGCTACACTAATATGTTTAGTGATTACACCTGTGAAAAAATCGGTGCGATGCGCACAGCCTTCAAGGAGACAGGGGCAGGTGTCTGGTTTCTAGATGCCGATATCTGCCTATTTGGCCCTCTACCACATGTTCCTCTTGTTGCTGAAGTTGCCTTGTCGCCGCATATGATTCGTGAAGATGATGAAGCGCGATATGGTCATTACAATGCGGGATTCATGTGGTTCGGCAAAGAGTCACTGTTTGATGTCTGGGAGAATGCCTGTAAGACATCGCGTTTCTTTGAACAGGCTGCTCTTGAAGAAGTGGCCGCAGTTGCGGGGTCGGCCGCATATGAATTTCCTATTCAGACTAATTTCGGATGGTGGCGCATGTGGCAGAGTGAAGAGGGGTCCAGTTTTATACAGGGTCAATTTGGATACAATCGGAATGCAGGGCATATTGGATTGACATTTATGGGAAAACCGCTCGGATCAGTTCATACACATTGGGCTGAAAAGGAGGATTATTATATTGCCAACTTTAATAAGTTCATTTTAGATAAACTTAGTAAAATGGGAAAACATGCGCCGTATCTAGAATTTATGCATGCACTGCGTCAGGTTGTGCCCAAGGTGCGTGTTTAGTGGAGGACAAAGAAGGAGTAGTTGAGGTTCTGCCCAGGATATGTGGCGGCAGGCAGACTCACGTTGAAACTTCCATTGACAATGGAGGAGACACTCGGAAGAATTTGAAGACCCGTCTGTAGAGTTGAGAATGCGGAGGTCGTAACCTGACCAAGGCCAACAACCGGTTGCAGGAAGACACGGCTGCTATTGGTGATCTGGCTGCCGTTTACCTGGATTGTGCTGGAGTTAGCTGCAAACTTGACTTCACCTGTCGATGCATCACCCAGATTCACTGCCAGTGAGCCAACTAGACCACTTGTCTGGGGTAAGGTGCCTGCATCCGTCCCCTGGCGCAAGTTTGCACCCTGTCCACCGAGAGTGGAGAAGGCAGGCTGGAGACCTAAGTTATACTGGAACGGGAAGTTGACATCATAGGTAGCAAAAGTAGGATCCGTAGCATCAATGAAGCCGTTCAGTGCACTGACTGGGTCAAAGACACCGATAAGCGGCTTCGTCACGTTAGGATTTACACCGGGAATGAGGGTCTTTCCATTCGCGTGGATAACACGATTTTCAGGGCAGTTGGCCGCCGTAGCGGCCGGATTCACAACGAGCGAGCCAACTGTCTGGAAACTGGAGTTTACAGACGTGGAGTACAGAAAGAGTTTCGTATTGAAGGCGGATGTGGTGACAAAGGCCTTCTGCGCCTGCTTGTTGTAGTTTCTCGCATCGGCTGCAATTGTGACGACTGACATTTATATTATACTAAATAAAAAGATTTTTTATGTGGGCATTCTTGAACTTGGAGAGTTAGCCGCTGTTTCAAAGTTTTTCCAGATAAATATGTGGCCATTAGAGATCTAACCAACCAAAGTTCTCATCTAGTCCGAGAGCAAAGTTAAGTTTGAGTGCCTCTGTTTCAAGAGGAGTTCGTGACTCCTGTTGAAGAATAGATTCAATCTTTTTTTCATTCCATTCTACAATTCGAACTGCAAATTCATCGGGAGTAAAGGACATTCCAATTCCAAAACGTCTATGAATCATGGCTGCATGAAGTTTATCAATATGAATACGAGGGCGTTTTGTCTTAACTGACCGAAACAGATTTGGTGGAAATTCCTTAATTAGAGCATTCAAATATGTGCTTGCAATCAATTTAGGATCTTCTCTCCATTCAATTGCTTTTGTTGTATTAAGAACTTTAAAATACTGAACGGCTTCAGCATGTGAACTACAGAGTTTCTCCTTTACGAGTACGGAAAATGTAGTACCTGATGGATTTTTTTCATAATATTCGTGAAGAATTGAGGCTCTATGCTGCCCATCAATTATAAATTGTTGAAATGAACCATCCTCCTCTGAAGGATAGGTAACTAGATGATAAAGAGACCCATCCAGAAGAATAATATTATCCTTTACATCTTTTTGAATACGTGCCTTATGACCTTCATCTAGTGTCCTTTGTCCACACCAAATAGGAATTTTTGATAGTTCTTTTGAATTTATCTTAATAAGTGTTGACTTATCTGCATATGTATGAAGAATTGGATTTATAATAGGCTGGTTTACTGGAATAGGAGGTGGTAGGGCAATTTTGTAAATCTTTTTTTGAACAATTTTTGACTTTATGTTGTTCATCTTAATTCAATATAGAATTACACATTTATTTCAAATTTTAGTAGCCTAAAACAGCGCTGTATAATTCTTTAGGGATTTTCATGAACACTACTAAATTTGATTCATTCGTTTCTCCTCATCCTATTTTAAAAAATATGCAGGCTCCACAATTGCCATCTTACAAAGATATTCTGGACCTGTACTTCAAGCAGTCCGATGGCCGCCAAATTATCAGCCACCAGATTGAGTCCTTCAATCACTTCATGGAGATTGATATTCCTGAGATTACAACCATGGTAAATCCTCTGATTGTTCGCGGCAGTCCTGAGATTCCTCTGAGTGGACCTCGCTCGGCTCTTGCATCCGCAACGGGACTTTCAACCTCCGCAGCAAATGCTCTTATGGGTGTTGAGGCTGCCGCGCATGCTGAGCCTCTTGCACCTGTAAATCGGGAGTATGAGGTGATGCTGGAGTTTGAGAATCCAAGTCTACGCAAGCCGACCATCTTCGAGAATAACGGCGCTGTTCTTCCCATGATGCCAAATGATGCCCGTATGCGCAATTTGACCTACGCATCTCCCCTCTTCGTTGATGTTCGAGTCACCACGACATTCATCGATAATACGAAGGGTGGCGTGAAGGAGGTGCGCGAGCGTCTCTTTCCCAATGTGCATCTCGGTAAGATTCCTGTTATGGTCGGCTCGAAGTTCTGCCACCTGAATGACCAGAAGCATCTCCACCCTTCGTCGATTGGAGAGTGTGCCGAGGACCTTGGTGGCTATTTCATTATTCAGGGTGGTGAGCGCGTCATTATCAGCCAAGAGCGCATGTCAGAGAATCGCCCGTTTGTCTTTCGTAACAATCGCAATCCTGTCAAGGAGGCGGAGGTGATTGAAATCAAGGCTATTGGCCCAGATAATGACCAAGTTCCGAAGAACAATGCCGTGAAAATCATGTATCATCCGAAGAATCCGCAGATTCTCCTGCTCCGCGCCACCATTCCCCGTGTAAAGACGGAGATTCCGCTCTGGATTCTCTTCCGTGCACTTGGAGTCACTGCCGACAAGGATATCTACAATCTGATTATCGGTCCGAAGGGTGAGCCTGAGTTCGATGCGATTTTCGATGAGTCGATTGCAGAATGTGCCGCCTCAGGTGTCTTCACGCAGCAGCAGGCACTCGATTGGCTCAGCACACACATCCAGAGTTGGTCGTCACGCAGCCACCGTCCTCTCAATGTCAAGGATGTTCTCGCTGAGGAACTCTTTCCTCACGTAGGTGGTCGTGAGGGCCCTGATCCGAATACGGAATATGAGAAGGCGTGTCTCCTCGGTCACATGACTCGCAAACTCCTCTGGGTCTACACGGCGCGTATTCAGAATGATGACCGTGATTCCTATCCAAACAAGCGCGTCGACTTGCCTGGTTTCCTTCTAGCAAATCTCTTCCGTACCTTCTTTGCCACGAAGATGGTCAAGGACATCCGCACCAGTCTGGGTCGTGAAATTCACAGTGGCTCTTGGCGTGCCTCGGGGAACTTTGAAGATATTCTGAACATCAGCAATATCTACAAGGTCATTAAGAGCACAATCATTGAGGTAGGTCTCAAGACAAGTCTCGCTACGGGCAACTTCGGCTCTGCAAAGGTCGGTGGCCCTACGAAGGTCGGTGTTAGTCAGGTGCTAAATCGTCTGAACTACATCAGCGGTATCTCTCACTTGCGCCGCGTGAGCACGCCAATTGAGAAGACAGGCAAACTCATTCCGCCGCGTAAGTTGCACAATACGCAGTGGGGCTATATCTGTCCTTCAGAGACGCCAGAGGGTCACTCTGTAGGTGTAGTGAAGAATATGAGTACGACGGCAATTGTCGGCATCTACAGTAATCCGCGGTCTGTTCGTGCCTACTTCAAGAAACTCGGTACACTCATTCGTCTCGCCGACAGCAGCGCAGAGGAGAAGCATATCTTCACCCGTGTCTTCTTGAATGGTGCATGGATTGGTCTTCTGAATCTTGAGAACACTGCGGAGACAATTAGTGCTCTGCGCAAGGCAAAGCGCTGTGGCATGATTCACCTCCAGACGGGCATCATCTGGCGTCCCTCCATGCGAGAGGTGTGGATTACCACGGAGGCGGGTCGTATGCTGCGCCCCCTCTTCTTTGCTGGTGCTCTCCGTGAAGTTGCCGCAGATAAGAGTGGCCGGCTCCTAGCACAGATTCGCGCTCTCCAGACCTGGGAGGATGTGATTCTCTGGGAGTCACCTGGCGGTCGGCATCTCATTGAGTATCTTGATGCCGGTGAAACAGAGGGTGCCTTCATCTCAATGAGTACAGAAGATGCATCAAAGGTTGATAGTAGCCACACGCACGCCGAGATTCATCCGTCGACGGTACTTGGCTCACTGGCCTCGAATATTCCGTTCCCTGATCACAATCAGTCGCCCCGTAATTCGTATCAGTGTGCTATGGGTAAACAGGCCATGGGGATCTATGCTCTGAACTACCGTGACCGCTTTGATGCACTGGCGCATGTTCTCTGCTATCCGCAGGTTCCGCTTGTGAGCCCGTACATGAGCAAGTACTATGGTGCTCAGACAATGCCTAGCGGCCAGAATATTGTAGTGGCGATTCTGACCTACTCAGGCTACAATCAGGAGGACTCTATTATGATCAATCGCGGCTCCATTGAGCGTGGCCTCTTCCGCTCTGTCTTCTACCGCACCTACAAGGATGAGGAGAAGAAGAACCAGAGCAGTGGTGAGGAGGAGCGCTTTGACAGCCCTGACCCTGCTCTCACTCGTCACATGAAGAATGCAAATTACAACAAACTTGGAGGTGATGGCTTTGTTCCTGAGAACACATATGTAGACACGGAGGACATTCTGATTGGTAAGGTCGTACCTCTTCGTGTACCAACGGGAATGGTTGTGCCCGCTGGAACGAAGAAGTATCGCGATGTCTCTCGTACGATGCGCAACAATGAGACGGGCTGGGTGGACCGCGTCTTTAAGAATCGAAACGGCGAGGGCTATTCCTTTGCGAAGGTGCGTGTTCGCCAGGACAGGACGCCTGAAATTGGAGATAAGTTCAGTTCCCGTCACGGTCAGAAAGGCACCTGTGGAATGATTCTTCGTCAGGAGGATATGCCTCAGACGGCAAGTGGCATTGTACCGGATATTATCATTAATCCGCACTGTATTCCTTCGCGTATGACAATTGCGCAGCTCATGGAGACGCTACTCGGTAAGATTGGATGTGAAATGGGTGCACTCGGTGATGGCACTCCGTTTAACACGGTGACTCTGGAGGGACTCTCCAATCTGCTGCGGGACAAACTCGGCATGGAGCCCTATGGTAATGAGATTCTCTACAACGGCTACACAGGTCGTCAGATGGAGACGAGTATCTTCGTTGGACCGTGCTTCTACCAGCGACTCAGGCACTGCTCTGTAGATAAGTTGCACTCGCGGGCATCAGGTCCGCTGGTGATGCTCACTCGCCAGCCAGCAGAGGGCAGGGCGCGTGAAGGTGGTCTCCGTTTTGGAGAGATGGAGCGTGATTGCGTTGCGGCGCACGGCATCACCGAGTTCACCAAGGAGCGCTTCATGGAGTGTTCAGATGCATTCCGTTGCTGGTCGTGCCGTGATTGCGGCTTGATTGCAGTGGCAAGTCCGAAGGATGGCATCTGGATCTGTCGCGGATGTGGCAATACAACGGATTTCAGCCAGATTGAGATTCCGTATGCCTACAAACTCTTGCTTCAGGAATTGGAGACAATGTGCATCAGTAGTCGCATTCTGACGCAGGGTAAACTCATGGCGCACATGAAGAAGAAGATGCTTGCTGATGGTACTGTATAGAACTGTATCCGTATAAACTATTTTTTGTAGGTACTAAATTTGAACGGCCGCCTGCGCCTCAGCAAAGTCAAAGAAATCACAATGCCCTATAGTATGAAAGTCATCAAGCGCAATGGTACTGCTGAGGAGGTCTCCTTTGATAAGGTTCTGCAGCGAATCCGCAAGGCCGCTAAGGGTCTCCAGGTGAATGCAGATGTACTTTCACAGCAGGTTCTGGCTCAGATTATTGATGGTGTTCATACATCTGAACTGGATGAATTGACCGCACAGGTGGCCGCGAGTCTCTGTACAAATCACCCCGACTGGGGCGTCCTCTCGTCACGAATTGCTATTAGTAATCATCATAAGCAGACGAAGGACTCCTTTTCTGAGGTTATGCTGACCCTGGCTAATCAAACGATGCCAAAGACAGGTGAGAAGACACAGATTGTCAGTGATGAACTGGTTGCAGTGATCAAGGCTCACGGTACTGAAATTGACGCCCGTATCGAGTATGACCGTGACTATCTCTTTGACTACTTCGGTTTCAAGACACTGGAGCGCTCGTATTTGCTCAAGGACACAGCCATGAAGATTATGGAGCGTCCCCAGCATCTCTGGATGCGTGTTTCGCTGGCTCTCTGGTCTAGCGACCTGCAGCGTGCCTTTGAGACCTATGACCTTCTGAGCACGAAGGCGTTCACACATGCGACGCCGACTCTCTTTAATGCTGGAACGCCGCGACAGCAGTTGTCCTCCTGTTTCTTGCTCTCGATGGCGGATGACAGCATTTCAGGAATTTACAAGACACTCGGTGACTGTGCGGCAATTAGTAAGTATGCGGGCGGTATTGGTCTTCATGTACATAATGTTCGTGCCCGTGGCTCCCTCATTCGTGGAACAAATGGTCAGTCCAATGGACTTGTGCCGATGCTCCGCGTCTTCAATAACACGGCTCGCTATGTTGACCAGGGCGGTGGCAAGCGCAACGGCTCCTTTGCCATCTACCTGGAGCCATGGCATGCGGATGTAGAGGACTTCCTCAAGATGAAACTCAATACAGGTTCAGAGGAGGAGCGTGCTCGCGACCTCTTCTATGCTCTCTGGATTCCTGACCTCTTCATGGAGCGTGTGGAGGCGGATGGACAGTGGACACTCTTCTGTCCCAATGAGGCACCTGGGCTCGCAGAGGTCTGGGGTGAGAAGTTCAATGAACTCTATACACGCTATGAGCGCGAGGGTCGTGGGCGTAAGCAAGTCTCGGCACAGAAACTCTGGTTCAGCATGCTCGACTCACAGATGGAGACAGGTACACCGTACATTCTCTTCAAGGACGCTTGCAACCGCAAGTCAAATCAGCAGAATCTCGGCACCATCAAGTCGTCCAATCTCTGTACAGAGATTATTGAGTATTCATCGCCCACCGAGACGGCTGTCTGCAATCTGGCATCACTTGCACTGCCCGCCTTTGTAGTGAAGGATGCGAGCGGAAAGCCGGCCTATGACTACCAGGCTCTGATGAAGGCAACGCGTGTTGCAATTCGTAATCTGAATCGGGTTATCAATATCAACTATTATCCTACGCCAGAGACTGAGCGCAGTAATATGCGTCATCGCCCCGTTGGTCTGGGTGTTCAGGGACTTGCAGATGTATTTGCCATGCTGAAACTCGCCTGGGATGACACGGCCGCAGAGGAGGTGAATCAACTGATCTTCGAGTACATGTATTATGCCGCAGTGGATGAGTCTGCTGCTCTTGCGGAGGTTGAAGGTTCGTATGAGACGTTTGCTGGTTCACCTGCAAGCCAGGGTCGTCTACAGCCTGACCTCTGGGGTATTACTCCTATTACAGAGAGTCGTGGTACTCTTGATTGGGCTGGGCTTCGTGCTCGCGCAGGGCGCGGACTACGTAATAGTCTTCTGATTGCACCCATGCCCACGGCGAGTACATCACAGATTCTCGGCTACAATGAGTGCTTTGAGCCGTTCACGACGAATATCTATACTCGCCGCACTCTTGCAGGTGAGTTCGTCATTGTTAACAAGCACCTGATGCGTGAACTCATGGAGCGCGGTATCTGGTCCGAGGGACTCAAGCAGAAGATTGTTGCGATGAATGGCTCAGTTCAGGAAATTGCTGAAATTCCTGATGAAATCAAGCCGATTTACAAGACATCATGGGAACTCAAGCAGAGAACGCTCATTGATATGGCCGCCGCTCGTGGAGCCTTTATCTGCCAGTCGCAGAGTTTGAATCTGTTTGTAGCCGATCCGACCTATTCGAAGTTGACCTCAATGCACTTCTATTCCTGGAAGAAGGGTTTGAAGACAGGTTGCTACTATCTACGCACGAAAGCACCTGTATCCGCACAGAAGTTCACAGTGGATCCTCGCCTGCTCGCTGCAATTTCAAGTAGTGGTGTGAGCCAGCAGATGTCAGATGAGGGTGGCAGTGTGGCCTATGAGTCATCCGATGAGGAGGAGAGTCCTATTGCACAGCCGACGGAGGCTGAAAAGAAGGCGGCTCGTGCTGCACGACTAGAGCAATTGGCAAAGGAGTATGAGGAGGAGCAGGGGAAGGGGTGCGTGACATGCTCGTCCTAAGGAAATAAGTGATACTACTGTAGGATGGCGAGCAAGAAAAATAGCAGACAACAACTGTCCGCATTATTAGAACAGGCCGCTCAAGAAGTTGAAAAAAATCCGGATTCAGTTCCCGACCATATCTATAAAACATTTGAGGCGATCTGTTCAGTTTTTTATGCATGGAGGCAGTCAAATGGGCACGAGGGATGGGCGAGCACATTAAAAGGAAAGAATGGACCACTTTTTTCTGAATCTGAAGGTAAATTTGTTGAGGAATCATTTGGTACGGTGGCCGAGTTTCTGAAATCCCATGACCTTGGCCATGTGCAGAAAGGGGGTGCATTACCTGCAGGATTTCCACCGGTTATTCCGACCCCTAACTTTGCAATGCCTGCTGATATGCAAATTGATCCGAAGGACGTGAGTCTAGATGCGGCGTATTTTGCGTTACAGAAGAAACTCGGCGACTATGATATCCAGTGGAAGGAGATTTCAGACGCACTTGGTGTTGTCCAAGCAGTTCAATCAGGCCCTGATATTCGAGGCATCGTATCCGTGCCACCTGTAATTCCACCGATTCCGTATGTCATTCCGCGTCGCACCATATTGCCTCTTGCATCGTATGCAGTTGAGATGCTTCGTCTCTGGTTGGCTGTGCTTCCTGGAGATAGTTCAACCTTTCGATTTATCACTTCCTTGTTACAATTTATTCTCGACACAATTCGTGGAAATTTTAAACAGGCCATGTTGAGTTTGATGGGTCTTTTTAATAAGACTGGAATGGGAATTAGTGTGGCTGGGCGTTTTTTTGTGAATCTGGCTGAACTTATATCACCTGATCTACGGCGTCAACTCAGTCTCAATATCTACAGATCAACAAAGTCGCTTCTTATTGGCTCTGTACTCTGGATGTTTGCAACCTTTGCGCCTGATGCGCTTCGTGCATCTATGGAGGAGTTTTTTGATAAGATTCGTCAATCGGTCGTTGAATTCAATCAGAAAATGGATGAGGCAGGAGCACAAGTACAACAGGCGGCTGCGACGGCTGGTGTAGAAGTGAAAATGAAGCATCTTTCTGAAGCGGGTGTACCGAGTCTGGATGATATACAGAATTTACAGATGATGATTCGTATTCCTGAAATTGCCTGCTCAACGGAGATGCGACAGATTATTGAACCGATGATTGCAATTCCGCCGCTGCGACTTATCTTGGATCTAATGAATCTTCCTACAACGCCCGAGGATGTTGATGAGACCTGTGGAGGTGTTTCAAAATCGTTGACAGAGTCTGCTGCTGAGTTTGTG